TATTTCTTTTATTGTATTTTTTTTAGAATAATAGGTAAAACCGAATATAATTGGAACTAAAACACTTCCCCATTTAAAAAAAGAAGATAATTCACTTTCCATAAAGGAAGGAATAAATGGAACAATAAATTTTTCTATTAAACGAACTATTATATATAATATTATAAATACACATAATGCAATAATCTCTGGGTTAATAATTTTTTTATCATTTATTAATTCTATATTAGATTTATTATTGGATTTTTTATTTGAAATATTAGAAATAAATGTCAATGGATTCATTTTTTTATATTATAAATATATATAATAATGGTTCTTGAATATTTTGCTGTTTCGCATCTTGCTAATAATATGAATCAAGTTTCTAAAAAAGAAGATAAGCATTTAACAGAAATTATTGTTACAAATGGTTTATCTAACAACAATAGTTTAAATATTGATGCTTTAACTCTTGTAATTGGATTAGTTGCATTATTAATATCTATATATACTGCAAAACTCGCATATAATTGTAATATTAAAGCAACTGATGTATCTCGTATGGTAGCAACTTTATTTGGATTTTTCTTTTCTGGAACTTATTTAATATATTATTTTGTATGGCACAAGGTTCTTGGCAATAAATGTTATTAAATTATATAATAAGATTATAGTGTTATAGTGGTAATAAAAATTGATTTTCAGTTTGTATCAATTATAATTACCAGTGAAGATAAAATGACTGATACCAAAGCAGTTATGAAAGAAGCAACAAAGAAGGATACCAAAGCAGATGTAAAAGAAAAAACGAAGGTTAAAACTAAAAAAATTATTAAGAATATTTTGGATTCAATAATTCAAAATATTCAATGGAAACCATTACACGAATACCAAAAAGGTATTAAGTTTAATGATTTCAAAGGTGTTGAACAACCTTTGCATCTTATTGGGGAAAATATCCCACGAAAAAATGAATTAACAAATTTTGTTTGTTCTATTAAACCAGATAGTATTTTTACCATGATTATAATAGACGAAAAAAGAATTTGTTATTATGTTTATCCAAAGGAGCGTAGAATGTATCGTATTGGTAAATCTACTTTCAAAAATATTAGATGTATTGGAGAATTAGTAACAGAAGATAAATTTAATAATAAGATTCGCCCTTTTATTATTTTATTTGATTTACTTGGAACAAAACTAAATCAAATGGAAATAAAAAAACAAGTTTATTTAAGTGAAAGAGTAAAGTTTTTAAAAGAAGTTGTTAAATCTATAACATTAGATGAATGTTTTTTGTCTAAAATATTTGTAAAGGAATATTTTCCAATAAAAAAACTTGGTCGGGTATTAAACCCTAAAATTAAATCTGATGGTATAATTTTTACGCCGATTAGAAGTGATTTAGGATTTAAAGTTATTAGATGGAAACCATATCCAACAATTACTGTAGGTTTTGAAGTTTCAAAAAAGGATAAGTGTTATTATATGTATTTGTGGGACAAAAAACGAAAGAAAAAAGTTTTTTGTAATCATGAGAGTTTACATTTTAAAGTATACAAAAAGGAATTATCTACAACACTTGAAAGTTTTACTACAGAAGAATTCTTTAAAAAAAATTTTTTAGATTTTGAACCAGGTTGGGATGGCAAAACATATCCAAAAGATATATTAGTTGAACTATATATGAAATATGACTGTTTTTCAAATAAATATAATTCTGCAAACGGTTTACAGATAAAAAGATTTAGAACAGATAAAAATTACCCCGATGATATTTCTATAGGTGAAGACTTATTTAATTTAATGAAAAATCCAATTTCATTAAATACTTTACTTAGAAAAAAATCTCTTTATTCTAGAACAATTGGTCTAAAGGGTAAATTATCACACGAATGGAGTTCTTTTATGTTTCAAACAAAAAGTAAACTTTATGATAAATATGTTAAATCTGGAAAATTATTAGATCTTGGATCTGGTAGTGGAGCAGATATTAATATTTATTATAGAATTAGTAGCAAAAAGAATATTCCTCATATTACTATGGTAGAAAATGACGGATTACAGTGTGATTTTCTTAGAGATAAAACTCATTATATAGAAAAAGATAATATAGCAAATAGAAATTGTATACTTACGATTAAAAAAGCAGACATTAATGATAATGATCTACCTACAATTGTAAAAAATAAATATGACACTGTAGTTTTATCAAACAGTATTCAATTTGCTATTAATTCTACTGGAATGAAAAATATTCAAAAAGTTATTAAAAAAGATGGAAATCTAATAATTATCTTTATGGATGGAAATTGTTTAAATAAACATATTGAAGATTTAAAAAAATATCATAACCCCAATGATTTATATGAATATAATGATATATATGAGCTTGGTTCAGGAAATAAATGGAAATACTTATATGATTCTAATACTTATTCTGAAGAAGATGAATATAATGATTATAAAGATAAGGAAGTAACTGACTTTGATATTTATAAAGATTCTACGGGGATTTTTTATAAATATCACGGGTATGTTGAATTTTTTAAAGATAACAGGCATAAAAAACCAGAATATGTAGAAGTTAAATTACCTTGGGCAAAAAATGCAGTTGTTGAACCAATTGTTTATTTTGATATCTTAAAATATCAACTTTATAATAGAGGTTTTAGTTTAATTGACTGTGGAAAACTTTCATATTTTTATGATAAAGAAATGAAAAGACATATTAGAAACTTAAACTCTGTTTATAAATATGCGGTTTTTAAATTCACTAACTATAAAACATTTAATTCTCTTTTTAAATATTGGGATAAAGGATTGTTTTATATTCTTTCTTTTTTATTGCCTTGTGAAATGGAACAAGTTAGTTATACTTGTAAAACATTAAGACAAAAAGTATATGAATATATACAAAAAAATTCATATGAAAAACAACGATTTCAGGAAGAATATTTTGAAGAAGATTCTGTTTTTGATGGATGGACTTAATTTAATAACTTTTTAAATAGTATAAATGAATAAAATTAATATAATATTAATATTTTTATTAATATTAATAATATATTCTAATAATTTATTTTTAATTATAAAAGAAAATTTTATATACTGTGATAACAAAACTTATTTTTCAGAACAATGTAATAAAGAAGAAATTCAAGAAAAAACCAGCCAAATATTAAATAACCTCAATAATAATCCTAATAACATCAATAATAATCCTAATAACCTCAATAATAATCCTAATAACATCAATAATAATCTTAATAATCTCAATAATAATCCTAATAATCTCAATAATAATCCTAATAATCTCAATAATAATCCTAATAATCTTAATAATAAATTATTAAATCATTTTCAAAATATAGAAAATATTATAGCATTAAATGATATGAAAAACAATATGAAAAACAATATGAAAAATAAAAATATCAAAATTAAATATGATTATTACAGTAATTTAGCACATATAGATAAATGTTTCCCAAAAACAAATTATCAACAGTTATGTAATTATTATGTATCAAATGAATCTAAATTTTATGATGTTTCTCAAATAAACTGCCCTGTTGGTGGATATAAAGTTCTATGTCAATTATAAATATAACATTTATAATACATATAAAGGGTATAAAGGGAAGGGTCTTTATATATAGGATATAAAGAACCCCTATAAAAAGAGATATTGAAAAAAATATTGATAATTAATATTCTTATTTATTAATATTCTTTAAAAATGGAAAAGTTGTTATCATCAGAGTTTGAAGATGATATAGAAGATATATTATCAAGTGTTTCTTTAAACGATAATATTTACAGTAAAATAGATGAATATCGTAATAATTTAAAACCTACCGTTAATATAACACCGTTGTCAGTTTCGGTTCAATCTGCAAAGGCAAAAATGTCTTGTTCTTTTGAGTTAAAAGATATTGCTGAAAATATATCTAATTATATTGATAATAATGATTGTAAAAAAAATATTTTAGGTGTTTTTTATAAAGATATTCACAAAGGGTGTATTAAAAAACCTAAACCGCGAAAAAAGGGTGCTTTTCCTAATAATATGGCACTTTTGGTAAAATCTCCTATGTATACTGGTAAAAAAATTCATATGAAAATATTCAAAAATAGCAGTATTTCTATGGTTGGGTGTAAAATAAGAGAAGATGGACTTGGTGTTTGTAAAATATTAGAAAAATATATATTATCTCAACCTAAATTATTTACAAGTGAAAATAAAAAAAAGATTTTTTCAATAAAAGGATTTGAAACTACGATGGTTAATAGCAATTATTCAATTGGTTTTAAAGTTGATAGGGCAAGACTTTTTGATTTTTTAAATAAAGAATGCTCTTTTTTATTTTCATCATATGATCCTGCTGTTTATGCAGCTGTTAAAATAGGATTTTACTATAATTCTAATAAAGAAAAACAAAATGGAATTTGTAATTGTCCTAACAGTAATTGTACTTTAGATAAAACATCTTCAGGAAAAGGAACAGGTCATGGATTAAACCAATGTAAAAAAGTAACAATTGCTATATTTGAAAGTGGTAATATTGTTATTACAGGTGGGAGAAATATTAAACAAGCCGATGAAGCATATCTTTTCATTAATAAAATTATAGAAAAAAATGCTAAAAAATTTGCTTTAATTAATTTTGATGATATTTATTAAAATATTATATAAATAGTTTAAGACTTAAAGAATTTACCATTATTTTTTATCATGGGTTATAAATTTCAGTTAAAAACCGTTCAGGTTGGTGTTATAAAAGGTTTAGTAGAAGCATTAAAAGAGATTATTACAGAGACTAATATTGAAATTAGTCCAAAAGGTCTCCGTGTTAGTGCTACTGACCCTTCTGTAACAATCTTAGTTCATATGTTTTTAGATGGAAAAAATTTTGAAGAATATAAGTGTAAAGAAACAATAGTAATTGGTGTTAATATTATTAATTTATTTAAATTAACAAGAACTATTGTTAATAATGATTCATTAACATTATATATTGATGAAGAGAAAACTTCTCAACTTGGCGTTAGAATAGAAAATGAAGAATATAATAAAGTTACTGATTATAAACTAAATTTAATTGATATTGACGAAGATATTATTAGTGCTCCAGATACAGATTTTGAAACAATGATTACCATGCCATCTGGTGAATTCCAAAAAATCTGTAGAGAGTCTTTTAATATAGCAGATGTTATTGAAATAAAAAGTATGGATAAACAACTTATTTTTTCTTGTAATGGTGAATTTGCATCACAAGAAACAACATACGCCCATACTGAAAGTGGTGTATTATTTAATAGAAAAGAAGATGTTAAATCTAATACTATTATACAGGGATATTACTTGTTAAGACATTTAGCACTATTTTCAAAATGTGCTGGATTATGTCAAAGTGTAAAATTATTTTTAGCAAATGAAAGTCCCTTAGTTATTGAATATTCTGTAGGAAGTTTAGGAAATTTATTATTAGCATTAGCACCTCAAATAGATGATTAATAACTTAATCATGTTTATTTTTAATATTATTCCATAAAGTTAAGAAGGTTTCTCTATGGGAACTCTTTGGTAAAAAGTTTGGATATAATTTATCCAAGTCTGTTTTTGTTATAGAAAAATCTACAGATAAGAATTTATCAGAAAATGTATTTTTTACTTTTAACATAAAATCATCTAATAATTTAATTTTTTTATCAGAATCATTTTCATAATATTTTTTATCCCATGTTAAATAAGATTCTGTATTCTTTTTTGTTTCTTTTTCTATTTTATCCTTAAGTTTATCAGCAAATGATATGATATAACTTTTAATAGAACCTAATAACTCAAGTAAAATTCTTTTTTCAACATAACTCGGTGTAAGTTTATAACGAATGAGTTCATTATAGTATAAAGAATATAGAGAATCTAAAACTTTATCAGACATTTTATTATATTATAATCTATATTCTTTTTTTTAACTTTTTTTTAATATCAAAAATAATATTAATGTTAATAAAAATACTAAAATAAAAACAATCATAGTGCAAATTATAAAATACGGATACATCTTATCAATTAAATAACACACCATTGGGTCTAAAACTCTTTCTTTTAACTTATTTTTACAACTATCATTATCAAATTCACTGATAAAATTTTCAATTAATTCGTTAATGATTTTTTTAATCATTTATTAATAATATATATAAAATATTTATTAATAAATCGTATAAAGAATTTATTAATAAATAATAAATGCAAGAATATTTTAGTTTTAAATCAACAAAAATTAATTTAAAATTTCCATTGCA